CTGGTGGAGCTGGTAAATTGAACGGTTTACCAACTGGAACAAATACTTTCGCTGGTGGTACTACTCTTGTGATCACTGCTCAAGAATTAATTAAAGTTCAATTGTCTGTTCCTCAAGCGTTACAAGCTGGATCAGTTTGGATCATGCACCCTCAAACTCTTGCTTACATTCAAGGGTTAACTGCTGGCGCTGGTAACAACATGCTTATCATGGGTAACTCTTTAAGTGAAGACGCTCCATTTACTTTACTTGGAAAACCTGTTTATGTTTCTGATCAAATGCCTCAAATCGGTGTTAACGCGAAAGAAATTTTCTACGGTAACATCACTGAAGCTCTTGCGATCAAATTCGTTAACGGTGTATCAATGCAAGTATTACAAGAGCGTTTTGCTGATCAATACGCTGTTGGTGCTGTTGCTTACTGTGAAGTTGACGCGGCTATCGTTAACCAACAAGCACTTGTTGCTTACGTTGGTAAGTAATTTATAAAATGGGCGGGGTTCTCCCCGTCCTATTTATTAACAAAGGAGTGATACGATGAAAATCAAGTTTTCAAAAGACTTGTATTCGATTCTCGGTCACTATTACGCTGGCGAGGTTTATGAGCTTAGTCATGACAAAGAAATCATTGAAAACTGGATTGAGCAAGGTTTTTGTGAAATTGTCAAGACGCGTTCTCGTAAGGCTGGTGAGAAGTAATGAAGATGAGTGAGGTACAAGTGTCGGATATCAAACAATATGCGAATATTTTCTTTGATGACGACGACAATATGCTATCAACTATCTTACAAGCTGGTAAGGTTTTTATCTCAAACTATATCGGAATTCCACTTACAAGTGATGACCCGCTGGTCGACTGTTGTGATAATCATGAAGACTTAACCATTGCTCTTTTTGTATTATGTAATGAAATGTATGACGTTCGTAACTTTACAGTAGAAGCGTCCAAAATAAATTTTGTTATAAAATCTATTCTTGAGATTTATGCGGTGAATTTATTATGAGTCGCTATCGTGTAGAGTCTGGTCGTTATCGTCAACCTGCAGAACTGCAAAAGAGACAAATGGGAAAGAACTCCTATGGTGAAACAACTGAGGATTGGTTAACGGTTGCAAATATCCGTTGTAGTGTTCAACCGATTAACGGGAGAGAGTTTTTTGATAAAGAAGCGGTGAACTCCAAAATAACTCATCGGATTCGATTGAGACATAGTAAGAGTTTGCAAGTTACTCCTGATATGAGACTTATTTACATGGGTCGCGTATTTACGATCACGAGTGTTATTGACTATCAGGAGCAACACAATGAAATTCAACTCATGTGTGAGGAGTTGGTACAATGAGTGGTCCTGTGGTGTCATTTCAAATTGAAGGCATGCAAGAATTACTTGAAGACCTTCACGATCTTAGCGATAAAGCACCAAAAGCGGCTTTATCAAAAGGTGTCCGAAAAGGTGCAAACAAGATTATGCGTGACGCGAAAGCTGACGTTCCTGTTTATTCCGGTACACTTAGAAATTCATTAAAGCTTAAAACTGAAAAAGGTAATCGTGGAATGTTGAAAACGGTTGTTGATGTCATGTTTGATCCTGCTTTTAATAGTGTCTTGCAAAAACATGTCAATAACGCTGGTAAATATGGCGGTACTCCTGGACCTGGTAATACTTATTATTATCCTGCTTCAATGGAGTATGGGTTTAGAACCGGTCAAGGTTGGAGTCCTGGTCACTATTTCTTAAAACATGCTCGTGATATGAACGACCAAACTTTTCCGGATACCATTGAAGAAGCTCTTAACGTGGAGCTCGCAAAACTTAGAGTAATGAGGTGATATGATGTCACTGGATTTTGAACAAGCTTTATATATCGAGTTGACATCTGTCACCGGTATAGGTGAAGTCTTTCCTTTGAATGTCATTGAAGGTACGAAAGCTCCATATTGTGTATATGAGTCAAGTATCGGAATGGAAGAAAAAACGCTTGACGGATATACAAGTTCAATGGAAATGGATTGCACGTTGTATATTATTCAAAGTTCTTATGCTGAATTAAAACAAGTTTCTCGTAATGTTTTAGATTTATTGAAATCCTTTCAGAGTCGAAAAATTGGCGACCCTGACGATGGGGTGATGGTTTATGATTTTTCATATGAAAATATCAAAGAACTGTATGACCCTGAAACGTTTTTATATCAAAATACAATCGGATTTACTGTCCGAATTTAGAGGAGGAAAAATTGATGACTACTGCTCCAAATACTGTTATCACTTCACAAGGTACGAAATTAGGTATTGGCGCTACTCCTACCTGGGTAGCAAACTTAACATCTATCGACGGTCTTGATGTAAAGGTGAACACTATTGACACGACTACTCTTGATAATACAAATGGTTATAAAACGTTTGTATCTGGTTTCAAAGAGGTTTCTGACGTTTCGATTTCCGGTTTTCTTGATACGTCAAACGATCAACAATTCTGGACTGCGATCAATTCAGAAGGAACTCAAGCGCCTCAACAATTCACGATTCAGTTTCCTGCTGTTGGTGGACAAGTAACAGGAACCGCTTGGACTTTCACTGGATTAGTTAACGGATTCAAGACAAAAGCTGGTATTGATTCAATCGTTTCATTCGACGCTACTTTGAAAGTAATCGGTGCACCGACTCTTACTTTCGGAGAGTAATAATGTAATCCGCTGACGGTGGCGGTAGAAAATCACCGTCACTCTTTTAAAAATTTTATTATTAATAAAACAATATTCAACTCAGGAGGAGTTAGTTCAAATGGCTAAAAATAATGACGTTGTAATTATAAATCTTGGTGGACGTGATAGAGAATTGCGTTTCGGTCACAAGGCGCTTAAAAACTTTCAAGCTATTTCAAACATTGGACTTGAAGAAATTGGTCAAGGTGGTTTCGATCTTGAAACGATTGAAAAGTTAATCTATTGCGGATTATTATCTGACGCTCGTAAACAAGGTGAAAATCTTAAACTTGAAGATATGGAAGATTGGCTTGATGAGGTTCCCGAGTTTAATAAAGTAGTTGATAAAATGACACTTGCGTTAAGTAATGCTTTTGGTACTGCTAAAGAAGACCCAAACTCAAAGAGGGTAGCACCCGCGAAGAAATAAAAGAGTGGGACTGGGATGAGTCCTTAAAGGTTGCTATCCAATTAGGAATAGGTTTTTCTGAATACAATGAAATCACTCCTCATGAGTTGAATATTGCTGTGCATGCTTTTGAAGAAAAGAATAAAAAAGAAGCGGAAAGTGATTTACTAACTGCTTATATGACCGCGTATTTCCATCGTGTCGATAAACTTGAAAGCTTTGAACATTATCATAAAAAGTTTTCAGGACAAGAAGAGGAAAAGAGATTCATGACCGATGAAGAAATGCTTGCAAAAGTTGCTGAGCTTAACGCTGTTTTTGGTGGTAGCACTTCAAAGTAAGTGTTACCTTTCTTTTTATTACTCCCGAAAGGAGGAAAATGATGGCTACTCGTAATATAATCGTCCGTGCCGGAGCGGATTTCTCTGGTCTGTCTGCTGCTTTCCGTCAAGCTGGAATTCAGACGGTACAATTTCAAAACCAAATGACTCATTCACTTGGTCAAATAGGACTCGCTATGGAAGGTCTTAAATTGATTGGTGAAACCATCATCGGTACGTTTGAAGGGATCAATGAGTTTGCACAAGGTGCGGGTGAACTCGATGGTCGATTGTCATCCCTTGATAAACGTCTTGGCAATAGTGCCACTGCTTTCATGGAGTGGGGTGATACCGTCGGTAAGTCAATGGGTCTTTCAAAGGCAATGATTATTGAACAAGGTGCAACGATTTCCGCTATGTTAATGCCTCTGGCTAGTACCACAAGTCAATTGACTCAAATGACGGAAGATATGATGAAAGACGTCGCAATTGTTTCCGCTGCAACTGGTCGGTCAATGGATGAGGTATCTCAACGTATGATTTCTGCTCTTGCCGGTAACGGTGAGGCTGTTCGTATGATTGACTTGAACGTAATGGAAATGGCGCTCACTCATTCACAAGCTTACAAACAAATTGCAAACGGTACACCTTGGGCGCAATTAAATGCGGAACAAAAAGAAGCAATCCTATTGACTGAAATGCACCGACAAGTTGTTGAGAAGTTTGGTAATACGGTTATTGAAGACGTTGCAACAAGAATGAACCGTTTTCATTCTTCACTTTCAAATGTTAAAACGAGTCTTCAAATGGCGTTTCAACCGATTCTCTTTACAGTGCTTCCGATACTTACCGCTTTTATTGATAAGATAAACAGGGCGTTAATGTATGTCACTGCTTTCTTTCAAGTCTTGTTTGGTTATTCTGGTGCTGTTCAAAATCAGACAAAAGGGATCAAGGATCAAGCTGGTGCGATAAATGATCTGGCTAGTGCTCATGGCAAACTCGCAAATGCTGCGGGTAAGAGTGGAAAAGATAAAGCAAAGAAAACAAAGAGTGACTTCACCGCTTCCTTTGACCAAGTTCATACGATTCCGACTTCCAGTTCTGCTAGTGGTGCTGGTTCTGCCGCTGACGCTGCTGGTATTGCTGACCCAATGGAAGGTATGACGGAAGGTCTTATTGATGATGGGAAGAAGCAAAAAGAAGAAATGGATAAAATTCGTAAGAATATGGCGGCTCTTGTTGCTGATTTAAAAGATAAGTTTTCAAATCTTACATCTATTATCCAAAATCACAAAACACTCATTGTTTCTGCTTTGGCTGGTATTGGCGCCGCTCTTACGACTTTCCTTATTGTTAAGAACTGGAGTTCGATTGTTGCTAGTGTTACCGGTGCTTTTTCAGGTCTATCTGCAATAATGGGCGCGATTCTTTCACCCATTGGTCTGGTCGTTATCGCTATCGCTGCACTTGTTGGTATTTTCGTCTACCTATGGAAAACAAACAAAGATTTCAGAAATGGTGTCATTAAATTATGGGATGAGATCTCTGGTTTCTTTAAGAAAATCGGGAAAGATATGTGGTCGTCACTCAAAGAGGTATGGGATAAGTACGGTAAGGACATTTATGAAAATCTAAAGGGTATAGTCGAGAAAATTGGAAATATTATTCTGTCCCTTTGGAATAAGTTCTTCAAGCCGGTGTTGATGGATGGGATTAAAAACGCCCGTGATCTTTGGGACAAACATCTCAGAGGTATGTTCGGAGCTGTTGCTGACTGTGTTGGAAAAATAATAGCTGACGGACTCAAGATTTTAAATAAATTTGTTTTACCGGTCATTTCCTATTTAGTCGACAAACTCGCTCCAACTTTCAAAGATGTGTTCAAATATGTATGGGCATGGGTAGATTGGGCGGCTGGTTTGATCGCTGATTCGGTAAAGGGCTTGATAAAAATCTTTGGCGGAATTATTGATTTTCTGACTGGCGTCTTTACTGGTGACTGGAAACAAGCCTGGAACGGTGTTTCCACTGTGTTCAAAACAATTGCAGAAGGGTTGAAGGAAATTTTTAAAGCTCCGCTTAACTGGATCATCGGTCAAATCAATAACGTTATCAATAGTGTCAATAAACTGAGTAGTCAGCTCCCTGACTTCTTAGGTGGAAAAGCCCTTCACATTCCTAACATTCCGAAACTTGCGAGAGGCGGTATCACAAGTGGTCCTATGCTTGCAATGATCGGTGATAATCCTGGTGGTCGTGAAGTTGTTGCTCCACTTGATAGACTTCAAGATATCATGTCATCTTCTGTTGCTAACGCGGTCAATGCTACCCTTGCTTTTCAAGGTGGTAACAGAGGTCAATCCGGTGATATTATTCTTAATATTGACGGTCGTTCTTTTGCTCGAATAGTGAAACCATATATTGACGGTGAGAACAAGCGTGTCGGTACTAACGTTCGTCTTAAACAAATTTAGGAGGTGTAGCTTGTGTCAATGA